ATCCTGAAAAGCGCCTATATGATACAGCAAAGCAAACCGAAGGGAATGAGAGCCGTGGATACGAAGACGATGATGCGCCTGATTACGCCAACGCTGCTCGAAAAGTCGTCGAAGCAATTAAGCAAAGAGACGGACTGGGACCTCTTAGCGGAGATGGACGCGGAGGACGAGGGCCAGCCGGTCCCAATGCAGGACAATCCTTCGACCAAGACCTCTCCCAGCAAGGGAATACTGGAGTCCTAGCGACCCCTCCTGCACAGCCGCCACAACCGCAATCCCCATTCAACATGAAGTCGCTCGTCAACAAGATGCTCGGCTCCCAGCCTGTTACACCCGATCAGGTGAAGGCACAGCTTCCCTTTGTTCGCCCTGCATTTGAGATTGGCAAGGCCGGTACAAAGTACGCTGACGGCATCCAAGACATCGATGCCGCTTTGCAACTTAGTAAAGCTCTTAACGTCAGTGTTCGTCTTTTCGACAGTCAGCAAGAGATGTTTGACGACATGGGCCGCCCACTGACAGAGAATGCTAGAGGCATCAGAGGTGCTTACTCCGATATAGGTCGCACTGTATGGGGCATGAACGCTGGTGCTCAAGCTGAGACGCTTGGTGACGTCAACGACCTCTATGCACTGACCACTGTTTTGCATGAGCTTGGTCACGCAGTGGCTAAAGACAGCGGCTTTGAAAGCGTCATTGAGCGCATGATGCAAGACAACTCAGAATACAGCGACAGTGTCCGCAAGCGCGTCTACAAAGAGATCGACAATATCCAAAAGAACATTGATCTTTACGTTGAGAATAACCCCAAACAAAGACGACCTGTTCGTCGGATCATGGCGGCACTACAGGCCCGCAAAGACGACCCTACACAGACGCCCCGCGTCAATCGTTTCTTGGACTATATAAACCAAGCAGACGAGCGGGCTGTCGATCCCGTGCTCTTGTACTTTGTAAACCCCCGTCTGGCAAAAGCCGTTGCACCAACCACCTCACAACTGGTCAAAGAGAACCTCAACGCCTCGGGCAACCCAGACTTGAAGCTCCACGCCTACCCCTTCGCAACCATAGTCGCCGTCGTACTAGCCATGATGCTCAACGGACGCGCCGAGGAAGAGGAAGAAGAGAAGCAACGCCAGCAAATGCCTGCGGGCGCATTGTCACCCCAAGCCGGTGCGTTGTCACCACAGCAAGCCGCGTAACAATCCCAAACCCCCTTCTTAAAAACACCTCATTGGGATTACTTTGTAAGCTAACAAGGAGAGCACCCTTATGCGTATTACCGCACTCGATTTCGTTGACATCCTCAAGCAGCTAGAGTGGTTGCGCGGAGCGTCCCTGTCAGGCCCCGACAAGTTGTCGATCTACAAAGAGATGGAGGCTTCGTTGCCACCTGATCAATTATGTGGAGCGGCACAGCAATCACTTAGGATCGTTAGACAGGAGCTAGCCAATGGGCGCACCCAAGAAACCCCGAGCCAAGGCGGCAAAAGACGACCTAAAGTATCCAAAGAAGTCCACTCCGAAAAAGAACCATTACTTCAGCAATCTGATGAAAACGCCAGAGGGCCGCGCACTAAGAAAGCAATGGTCAAACAAGCCTAAGAAGAACTCAGGCAGGCCGGTCGGTGTAGTCGATGGCTACACGGCAGAACAGCTAGTGCCTATCAGAGAAAAGGCCCGCAAAGAAGCAGAGAGAATAGTGGCTATTATGAGCGAACAATTCGACGTTGATGACTTCGGCAAGGAGGCCTTGCAAGCTGCTGTCGCCATCATGCGTGAGCCCGCCCAGAACCGCGACAAGCTTACGGCTGCACGTCTGGTCTTAGACTTCACAAGATCGAAGCCAGCGGCCAGCGTAGAGGTCACTGTCGGCAAAGCTGAGAGCTTCTTGTCATCGCTACTCATCGAGCACGATGGGCCACAGGATGACGAGCAGCTACAGCTAGAAGAGAGCAACGATGACATTAGACCCAAAATTGGTAGCAGTGAGGAAACGCCTGCTGAATGACTACAGCTTCTATGCTCAGTCAGCACTAAAGATCCGCACCAAGGCGGGCGAGATTGCCCCGTTAAAACTGAACAACGCTCAGACCATTTTAAACGATGCTGTCGAGCAACAGATGGCGTCTGAAGGCAAGGTCCGCATTATTATACTGAAGGCCCGACAGCAGGGTCTCAGCACTTACACAGGCGGTTACTTGTACTTCAGCGTCAGCCAGCGAAACGCCAGCAAAGCAATGGTCATCACGCACCATTCGGACAGCACCCGCGCCCTCTTCGATATGACCAAGAGGTATCATGAGAACTGTCCTGAGATACTAAAGCCCCACACCAAGTATAGCTCCCGACGCGAACTGAGCTTCGACGTGCTCGACAGCTCCTTTGTTGTCGCTACAGCGGGCGGGGAGAGCATTGGTCGGGGTGAGACCTTGACCCATGTCCACGCATCTGAGCTTGCCTTCTGGCAGAAGTCTACGGCCTTGGAAAATTGGAATGGTCTTACGCAAGCGGTGCCCAACACAGCGGGCACGGCTATCTTTGTGGAGAGCACAGCCAATGGTATCAGTGGCATCTTTTATGACCTCTGGAAGGGTGCTGTTGATGGTACTAATGGGTACGTGCCGGTGTTTATTCCGTGGTTTACAGACCCCGATTATCGTGAGCCCGTCCCAGACAACTTCGAGCGTACTCCCGACGAGATTGACTTAGCCACCGAGTATGACCTCGATGACGGACAGCTTATGTTTCGCCGACGCAAGGTCGCGCAGAACGGCCTCGACCTATTTCGTCAAGAATACCCGAGCTACCCAGACGAGGCGTTTCTGACAACTGGTCGCCCCGTGTTTAACCCCGACAAGCTTTTGTCGCGCCTGTCATACACCGAGGAGCTGCAGCAACGACTGGCGCTAGAGGGCGGCGAATGGCTCGACAACGCTCGGGGAGAGCTTTCGATCTACCGGCCACACCAAGACGGCGAACAGTACGTGATTGGCGCCGACGTCAGTATGGGCGTCAGAGGCGGTGACTACTCCTGCGCTCAAGTGCTCGACAGTAAGAAACGGCAGGTCGCTGTGTGGCGAAGCCATGTGCATCCCGACTACTTTGCGACTGTGCTGGCTGCGCTCGGGGAATACTACAATGAGGCGCTCATCATAGTCGAGAATAACTCCCACGGTATCCTGACGTGTACGCGGCTTGGCAAAGACATGAACTACCCCAACTTTTACACCGAGACACAGATTGACAAACTCACAGATCGAGAGACCACCAAGCTCGGTTTTACAACGACGAGCAAGACCAAGCCTTTGATCATCGATCAACTGAGGGCCGCGCACCGCGACGATGAGCTTGAGCTAAACTGCAAGGTCACCATCCGAGAGATGCTCACATACGTGGCGACTGAGACCGGCGCAATGGAAGCCGAGTCTGGCTGCTACGACGACTGCGTCATGGCGCTGGCCCTTGCCAATCACGTACACGAAGGCGCTTGGGAACCGATTGAATCGACCGACAACTTCTACATAGAAATGGTATGAAATGAAAACCAAGGACTATAAAAAGCTGGATGACGATGGCATTGTCGTGATACTCGACGCCAACATTCGCCGCAGCGTTGGTTACTATGACAGCCAGATCAGCCGTGAGCGGAAGAAGGCAGTCGATTACTACAACGCCACCTTGCCCAAGAAAGCCCACGACGGCAACAGCAGCTATGTATCAATGGACGTTTACGATGCCGTCGAGTCGATGAAAGCACAGCTTCTTGAGACCTTTGCGGCTGGGAATAAAACGGTGCGCTTCAGCCCGCAGAATGGCGATGACGTGCAAATGGCCGAGGTCTGCACAGAGTACACCGACTACGTCGCTCATCGTCAGAACGACCTATATAAAGTAATGTCGGACGCCATCCACGACGGCCTCATTGCCCGCGCAGGCATCGTCAGGGTCTACTGGAAAGAGCAGACCGAGAGCCATCTGGAGTATGTCGAGGACCTTACCGAGGATGAGCTAGACGCCGTGTTGGCGCAGGAAAACACAGAGATCGAAGAGATCGAAGAAAGCCTCGGCTTTTACTCGGGTGACATCCGCGTGACCCAAGATACATCACAGGTTGTCATTGAGAACGTCGCCCCCGAAGAGTTTCTCATTGAGCCCCAAGCCAAGGGCGACCTCGATGACGTATTGTTCTGCGCCCACCGCTCAACGAAGACCATCACCGAGCTTCGGCAAATGGGCTACGACGAAGATAAAATCGATGAAATCGGTGACCACGAAGACACTGAGATGGAAACAGACCCAGAGCTTCTGGCACGGCATGAAGAGGTAGGCTCAGATCGAGGCTTCGGTGCTGCTGGCTACCAAGATCAGGTGCGGGCCGTAACCTGCTACGAGTGCTATACTATGATGGACATTGATGGCACAGGCGAAGCTGAACTATACCGGCTCGTCAAAGCTGGCAATGTCCTTCTTGAGAAAGAAAAGGTCAACCGCAAGCCTTTCGTTGTCTTTACCCCACTGCCGATACCGCATTCATTCTGGGGCAACAACTTCGCCTCCAAAGTAGTGCCCATCCAGAACGCCCGCACGGTGCTTACACGGTCTATTCTTGACCACGCGATGATCACCAACAACCCGAGATATGTCGTGACTAAGGGCGGCGTTACCAATCCTCGCGAGATCATCGAGGGCCGTGTCGGTGGTATCATCAACGTCACCCGACCTGACGCTATTGTGCCCATGCAGCAGGCTCCCTTGAACCCGTTTATATTCAATACTATCAAGATGTTAGACGAGGACAAGGAGGACACGACGGGCGTTAGCAGGCTGTCACAAGGCACAAACAAAGACGCAGTCAGTAAGCAAAACTCAGCAGCTATGGTTGAGCAGCTTGCGACCATGTCGCAGCAACGTCAGAAGATCATCGCCCGAAACTTCGCAAACAACTTCCTGCGGCCGCTCTATCAGCTTGTGTATCAACTGTGCGTTGAGAACGAGACTGACGAGAAGATCGTTGAATTGGCAGGCGACTACGTGCAGATCAGCCCAGCGCAATGGGCATCTAAGCGCGATGTGACCGTCGAAATGCACCTCGGATACGGCGAACAAGAGCAGGAAGCGCAGAAGTATCTCGCGCTGCATGGCCTGATGTCTCAGGACCCCACACTCAGCCAGATGTACCAAGCGCCAAACCAGTACAAGCTCATGTCGCACGTCATGGAGAACAGCGGGATTAAGAACGTCGCTGATTACCTGACGCCACCAGATCAGATACCACCGCCAGGGCCCGACCCGATGCAAGAAATGCAGATGCAAATGCAACAGCAGCAAATGCAAATCCAAGAGCGTCAGACCGCTTTGGCTGAGGCCAAGCAGCAAATGGACGCGCAGATGGCACAGATGAAACTTCAGCTAGACCAGATGAAAGCACAGCAATCGTTTGCCATGCAATCTGACAACCTAGACCTGAAAGAAAGCCAGCTAGATCATAAGGTTATGGTCGATACAGCCGAGCTAGAGATTGCGAAGACAGCAGATGATGTCCGAGCGATAGCCTCGCCCACAGGCTAAGGTACTACCCCAAGGAGAGCAAAACTATGACCGAAGAAGAACTTGTCGCACAAGGCGACGAGGCAGAGCAGCTATTGGCAAGCCCTGCATTCAATGCCTGCGTTAACACGTTAGTCGAAGGGACGTTCACCACCTACGTCAATTCGGACCCAGCAGACGATGCAGGCCGTGAGACCAACTACCGCCACTATCGCGCACTAGTAGACGTGGCAAACACACTTAAACAATGGGTGTCGATCCGCGATGAAATCAACGACCGCACCATAGATCAAGACGACAACCGTCGAGAGGAAACGTAGGACCATGACAGACGTCCAAGCACACGAAGAACCTCAACCCCGTAGCCTCGATTCAGATGATGCTGCGGACGCCATTCTAAGCCGTTGGGAGGACGCGGAAACGCTATCCGACGAAGGTGAAGAGGCAACGGACGACCCTCGCAACGAAGACGAAGATGAGACACTAGAGGATACGTCTGACGAAGATCAGGATGACGAGACCGAGCAGACCGACGAAGAGGACGACGAGGACCCCGACGACGAAGAACCCGAGACCGATGAAGCCGACGAAGAGGTAGAGTTGTCAATAGATGACGATACTCAAGTCGAAATCATTGTGGACGGTGAAACGCAGCGGGTATCTATCGCAGCTCTAAAACGTTTGCACGGCCAAGAAGCCAGCCTGACCCGTAAGTCTCAAGACCTCGCTGCCCAGCGCAAAGAGGCCGACGCTGCCTTCCAGAAGGCAAACATCAGTTATCAAACGCTTCTCGAAAGAGCAGAAGCCCGAGCCAAGCCATACTCTGAAGTGGACATGCTAGTCGCAAGCCGCCAAATGGATGCTGACGATTTCGCAAAGCTCAGGTCCGAAAGCAAAGACGCAGAAGCCGACTTAAAGTTCTTACGTGAAGAGGCCGACGCCTTCTATCGCAGCGCCCAAGACCAGCAGAAAGTGCTGCATCAGCAGGCCGCGAGTGAGTGCGTCAAAGTCCTTCAAGCCCAAATGCCCGACTGGAGCAACGATGTCTACAATGACATCAGAAGCTATGCAGTCAGCCAAGGGTTACCCAGTGAACAAGTGGATCAATACGTCGATCCGCAAGTAATAATGTTGCTCAACAAAGCCCGCCTCTACGACCAAACCAAAGCCACTGCTGAAACTAAAAAGCAGAAGGCCAAAGTTATCAGGGCCAAGGACAGTAACTCGGGTAAGAAGATACTTAGGTCAACCAAATCACCAGCAAGAGAGGACAGCAAAGCTCGGAGAGTTGCGAAAGCTCACGACGTGCTGCGCTCAAAGACCGGTGATGCTGATGATATAGCGGAGGCCTTACTTGCTAGATGGGAAGCCTAACCCAACTACAACTAAGGAGGTAGCTCAATGGCTACTTACACAACCTACAACCAAGTCGGTCAAGCCGAAGACGTTTCTTCGATTATCACCGACATAACTCCAACCGATACGCCCTTTACTTCTTTGATCAAGTCCGAGAAAACACATGCTCGGACGTTTGAATGGCAGGAAGATTCACTTGCAGCAGCAGGCGTCAATGCCGCAATTGAAGGGGCAGATGCCACTATTGGTACTCTGACTGCAACCACCATGCGATCCAACACGTCGCAGATCCTTACAAAGGCTTTCCAAGTTAGTGCGACAGCCGATGTCATTAAAACCTATGGCCGAGCTAAGGAAACCGCTTATCAACTTGGGCGTGTGCTCAAGGAAATGAAGCGCGATCAGGAGCGGGCCTACGTTGGTGTATCTCAAGCCGCCGTCACGGGCACAGCTTCGGCTGCGCGTAAGATGGCCTCAGTCGATCAAATGATCACCGCTGCTACTGCTGCGGGTTCTGCTGCTCTGACTGAGACGCACATCCTCACTGCGGGCCAAGCTGCGTACGAAGCAGGATCGACCCCAGACGTGTTGATGATCAAGCCTGCGGATGCGCTCATCGTAGCCAACTTCGCGGCTGCGTCAGGGCGCAATCGTGAGTTTGCTAGCACAAAGACGCTGGTGAATGTGATCGATATCTATGTAGGTCCCTTCGGCACTTATAAGTGTGTGTTGAACCGCCATAGTCTCGCATCAGTAGCATGGCTGATTGACCCGTCGATGTTTAAGCAAGTAGTTCTGCGCCCTTACACGCGTACTCTGCTGGCGAAGACAGGCGACTCGGACAAGCACCAGATCGTCTATGAAGGCTCAGTGAAACACATGAGCTTTGCCGATAGTCACAAGATCACTGGCCTTACCTAGACCTAGGCCCGTGTAAAACATTGAGGTCCGGCGGGACCAAGCAGACGAAGGTTGGCTGCTCTCCTTACTTCGTCTTCCCCGTCGGTCCTCTTTTCCAAACTCATTAGAGCAACAGCACAGAGCACCCCACAAAATGACAAAAGATAATAAGCCCGCCCGCACCTTGTTGGGCGTTGAAACAGAGTATTTGCAAGAGGGCAACAATGTTACCTTTAAGCATACCCAAGAGATCACCCCCGCCTTCATGGATGACCTTAAAGACAGCAGAAACGCGAGTAGTGAAACCCGTGAAAAAGACTTCCAGCGTGTGGCTTCGATACCCGTGGTCGTCCATGAGCAATGGCTCAGAGAAGGCTTCGACCTCTACAAAGCCAGCGTCAAAGAGATCACCAAGCGTTTGCGTGACCAGTCTCTGGATTACTTTATGGCGACGGATAAAAGGAACTAGCCCGTGAATAAAGGTGCCCTCAGAACACACTTCAAGGCCCTGCTGAACCGCAGCGATTGCCTAAACGCGCTCGCCGATACTTTCATCGATCAGGGCATCTCACGCATTCATCGCGTCCTTCGTATTCCGTCGATGGAGGCCATCCAGACCTATGCGATCAGCAGTCAGACGGGGTCTATCGCCCTGCCTGCGACCGCTCTGGAGGTCATCGACATCTACCACAACAACAGCGCCCTGACGCGAGTACCTCTGCATGAGATGCTCGCGATGAAAGCCACCGGCCAAGCAGGCACTGCGCTGCACTTTACTCAGCAAGGCACCACGATCCTGCTGTTCCCCGAGCCGCCCAGTGGCACGGTCCACGTCAGCTACTACGGCCCGTTTGCAGCCATGACAGCAGACAGCGATGAGAACGCTCTGGCAGCTACGTCCAGTGATCTGATCATGTACGCGGCTCTGAGCTATGCAGGAGACTATTTCCTCGATGAGCGCGGCCCCATCTTCGAACAGAAGTACGGGCAGTTCCTCGCGGAAGAACAGGAGCAAGCCAACGAGGCCGCGCAGGCAGGGTCGATCCAAGTCATGCGGCCTAGCGCCATCTACGCGGACTAAAGATGCATGTGTTTGCGCTGCTCGTCTTCGTCGGCGGGGCCTCACTAGAGGGTCCTGCGATGCTCTTTGCCAGCCTCACAGCTTGTAACTACCACGCCCGAGAGATCGTCCGTCGCTACGGTCATCTGACGAGCCCCAAGCACTATGCGCTGGCCTACTGTGTGCCTCGCTTCCTTGAGAAACCCGACCAGCACAAGGTGTACAAATGACAACTAAAAACGAATGGACGGGTGCAACCATAGTGCTGGCTCTCGTCGGGCAAGGTGCGGCTATTGTCTGGGCCGTCTCAGGCATGGTCAAAGACATCGAGGCCAACACAGTAGACGTACAACGCATGTCATCGCGTATGGCGGCTGTAGAGAGCACCAGCCACCATCAGGCAGTAACTATGGCCCGCATAGACGCAAATTTAGATGCAATCCGAGACGCTATCGATCTCATGGTGGCCGCTAAATACTAAGCATATAAATAAGGAACGAACCCATGCCAGTGGCCGAGATATTGACCGGCATAGCTCTGATCAAAAGTGCAACAGAAGTAATATCAAAGACGCTGGGAGCAGCCTCGTCAATCTCATCGGTGGCAGGACAGATCGACGCCCTGTTCGAGGGATCAAAACACCTTAAAGACGAAGAACGCAAAGCCCGCCAAAACGGCCAATCCATTACTGAAATCGTTATAAATCAACAGCTTGCCGCAGAGCACATAGCCGAGGTAAAGGCCTTGGTGATCGGACGATTCGGCTACTATGCGTGGCAGGAAATCCTTCAACTCAAGAAAGACCAACGCCTTGAGGAAAAAGCCCGCGCTGCTGCCAAGAAACGCCAGCAAGAAGAGACCCAAGAGCTTGTCGGCGACATGGCTGTCGTGGGCGGCTCAGTCCTGATTGGTATCCTCTGTCTCGCCATTGTGGCGACGGTGGCGCTGGCCCTCATTTAAGGAGAGAACATATGACTATAGAAGAAAGACAGCACATCAATGTGAAGGACTATCAGCTAGCACGTAGACGCATGTGTTACGTGGCTCTGTCGATGATGGTCGCAGCAACTATAGCCGTCATTGTAGACCCTGCCCGCATGGCTCAGGCCGATGCTCAGATGATGATGATGTATGGTTCTCTTAGTGCCCTCGTCGGGGCGTTCTTTGCTGTTGGACATAAAGAGGTATGATCGGCGCAATAGTCTCCGCAGTAAGCGGGCTGGCGACGTCTTACATCGATGGCAAGACCGCGATCCAGAAGGCCAATGCAGAGATACGTCTCAAAAAGGCAACCAGCGAGACTGACTGGGAGCAGGCGGCAATCGAAGGTTCAAAGGACAGCCTTAAGGATGAGGTTTGGACCGGTGTTTTCGTCTTAATCCTGTGCGCTAATTTCGTGCCGTCGTTGCAGGAACATATGCGCGTTGGCTTTGCCAATCTTGAGACCTGTCCAGACTGGGTCAAATGGGGAATGTACGCAAGTATTTGCGCAAGCTTTGGCTTCAGGACGCTGCGAGGTTTTAGCAAATGACCGCAAGCACCGTCGTTGTCCCCTTCCCCTCCCTAAATGATGTCGATGCCCAGTGGCTGGAGCTTGAGCGGCAAAGACGTGCTGTGCGTGAGCAACGCACTTTGATTAACCAACCAAGAGAGAGCAAAGACGATGACAATTGAGAACTTCGATCACTGCCTTGAGATGTTACTCGAACACGAAGGCGGCTTCACCTCAGACCCCCATGACCGTGGAAATCGGGGAGGCGGCTCTACGATGCTGGGTGTGACTTCAGCGGTCTGGGAAAAGTGGACTGGCAAGCCTGCCGACCACGACACAATGCGGGCACTAGAACCCAAAGATATCGGCGAGATGTACCGTGCTTGGTACTGGGATGCAGTGAAAGCAGATGACCTCAAGGCAGGCTTAGACTGGGCCGCGTTTGACTGGTGCGTTAACTCAGGGGCCAAGCGCCCAAGCCGTGCGATGCAGAAGGCCTGCGGTGCCTCTCCTGATGGTGTCATTGGTCCCAAGACATTAGCCCTACTAGACAGAGAGGACGCCATGCTGACGATCAACAACGTACACAAGCAACGTGAGGCTTTCTATCGCCGCCTGAGCGACTTCGACCGCTTCGGCAGAGGATGGCTTCGCCGCAATGACGAGACCCGCGACCAAGCCCTCAAGATGGCTGCGGCTTCCTGATGTGGACCGCCATAGTGCTAGTCTGCACAGCCCTGCCGACCCCAAGCTGCGTGAGCGGCGGGGGCCCAGCTTTCGCGACCGAGGCCGAGTGCCAAGAGAACTTTGCCGAGGTCGGTCTGCCAACAATCATCCGCAACTTCCCCAACAGCAAGATAGCAGGAGCCCGCTGCATTCTCTGGGGACCTGACACTGAACTATCAACATAACACTAAAGCCTAAGCACCGAGTAGTATCGGTGTTTTTTCATTTCAGGCTGCGAGGGACATACCAAGCAACGACGTTAGTACGCACGTTATAACGTACAACTTGGAATTGTGGGTACCGCTGTTAGCACTAGATTAAAGAAAACCCTTGCAATCAATGCAGCGCACGATTATCTACGCAATTACAGGGCTGAGACCCAGTATACTAATGATGGGCGACAGGCCGCAAGGTGTGGCAGGGGACTGTAACTCCCTCGCGGAGACGCACGCAGCGGAAGTTGTTGAAAACATTAGTATATCTGGGACACTAGCCTTCACAAAGTGAATGGGAGTTCCAAAGATGACTAACGACATCGCACGTAAATCAACCGTCACGATAGCTGACTTCGTTGCCACGCACTCACGTATCATTTGGGGCAACGGGCCGCACGAAAAGAGGTCCCTCGCGAAAATGCAGAGGTTCTGCGCGTTCTCGGATTATGGCAATCAACGGCTTGACTCTTTCCGATCTGAGCATCTCTATGAGTTTATGTCTCACATTGAAACTGAGCAGACGCCACTAAAGCCCAACGGGTGTAGCCCTGCGACCACGAATCGGTATGTCGCCTGTCTCTCTTCGGTATTTAGACACGCAGAAGAAATGGGTCTCATTCAACAGGCACCCCGCGTCAAGTTCCGCAAGATATCCAAACATGAGCAACACAAGCGCCGGTTCCTGAGTGATCGTGAGTTGGACAAACTGCTCGAGTATCTGGGCAGCTTGGCACAACAATACCAATGGGTCCGAGAATTTGTGGTCATTGGTATTAACACAGGTATGCGCCTCGGTGAAATACGAAGCCTAGACGCTGACAACATCGAGCACGACGAGAATGGTGCTTGGCTGGTCTTGGAGAAAACCAAGAATGGCGATGACCGGCGGGTGCCAGCTAACGACGCTGTGCTTGAGGCTCTCGAAAACCTTAGCAATGAGCCGTCGTGTCACTTTGAGAACCATCCGTTCTATTGTGTCATGGCAGCAGCACGTCAGGCAGTCGCACCAAATGACAAATCGTTTGTCTTTCACAGCCTTCGCCACACTGCGGCTAGTACGATGGCGAACGACCTACAGATCAACACTATATTAATCGCACGTCTCTTGGGCCACAAATCGCTCAAGACCACTGAGGGTTACGTGCATGTGAAGGGAGACGCGGCGGCAGACGTTGGCGCGGCTATGGGTAGAAGGTTTAGCAACAATAATAGCAACACAACAACTGGGAGTAAGTAACTATGAATGATCTTAACGATTATCAGAGGACTGGTGACACAGCCAAGCAAGGCTGGTCGATGAAAGTCGAGGCTTGGGATGAGGCAAACATTGTGGCACCGGCGCACGAAGGAAGTGTAGGCCAAGGCAGCGTCGGCGTGGCACCAGTCTCATCGTGGCTCAACCCAAACAAAGCCCCACCGGCCTCCCTCTTCGATCAGCAGATTGCACGGGAACAACAGATGGCCGATGAAGGTCACGACAGATACATCAGCAGGCAGGCATCACAGGCAGGAGCGAAGTACGACGAAGACGGCAGCATTACAGGCGTCGCAGCGTACAGCAAAGCAAACGAACCCCACCGCATAATTGAAAACGCAGTCGCTGACGTTGCTCAGGCGATCCGAGACGCCTTGAAGGAAGCGGGCTCAGGCGCAGGCGCTCCACCTTTGTGGGTCAAGATTGTCAAAGAGATCGACAACCCCGAGACGCTGGCTTTCATAGGACTGTCTACAATGATGGACGCGGTTGGCTCACAGGGCTCACTCACGTCAGGCGTCGATAGCATTGGTTTCCGCATCAGCAAGGCCTTAGAACACCAAGCTTGGTGGGCAGGCTTCCTCGCCTATGACAAGGTTATGGCACGGCGGGTCGAGGCGCAGGTTACCAAAGCCCATTCGGCGCTGAGATACCGCCAGAAGGCCATCAGACACATTGCAACTAAAGAGGGCTACAAGCCGACCACGGCGCTGGCCTCACACACTAAGCTCAAGAAGAAGGACAGGGGCGTCGTAGGAACCTTTGTAGTCAATTGCGTACTCCGTGCCACTGACATCTTCGAGGTGACCAGCGAGTATGTGTCGGCGACGAAGGTCAAAAGGTTTATTGATCTGACGCCCGAGGCTCGACAGCTCTTGGAGGACAACGACATGGACGCTCGGTGGATGGCCCCAGTATACCAGCCTATGGTCGTGCCGCCGATCCCGTGGACGACGTTTACCGATGGTGGCTACCTGACGGACCTTAGTGCAGGCGGTGACATCAACTTGGTACGCGGTGCTACCGGCGCTCAGAAACGCGCTGTGGAGGCCGACATGGCCGCTGGCGATCCTTCCTACGTGAGAGCCGTCAACGCGCTACAGGCCACGCCTCTGGCGATCAACGACACCGTTGTCGATGCCGTCCAGTGGTGCTGGGACGAGGCCAAGATGTTCTCTAATTTCCCAGCAGCCGAAGCACCTGCGCGACCTGTGCTACCTGACGATTACGAGGGTCTCAGTGACAAGGTGAAATCCCAGCACAGGGCAGGCCTTCGCAAGTGGCATCTTAAGCGACGTGAGGTCGTGGCAAACCGGCACTGTATGCAGAGCGACCTAAAGACTGCGCGTGAGATGCAAGGTTACGATGAGTTCTTCACCCCGTGGAACACTGACTTTAGAGGGCGCATGTATATGCTGTCCACGTTCAACTACCACCGAGCGGACCATATCAAAGCAATGTTCCAGTTTTCCCGAGGCAAGGCAATCAAAGATCCGAAGTGGATCAAGGTTCACCTCGCTAACGTCGGTGACTTCGACAAGATCAGCAAGCAGAGCTTCGAAGACCGCGAGGCTTGGGTCGATGACAACCACGATCAATTGATTGCTTGCGCGTCGGATTTTAAAGCTAGCTTTGGTGACTGGAGCCGCGCAGATAAGCCTTTCCAGTTCTTGGCCGCAGTCGTGGCTTACAAAGAATACTGCGACCACGGTGCAGGATACGTTTGCTACCTACCTCCAAGCCTCGATGGCACCAACAGTGGCACTCAGCACTATAGTGCCGCCACGCTCAATGAGGACGATGCTTTTCTCGTCAACCTCGTCCCAGACGATGCCTGCCAAGACGTCTATGGGGTCGTAGCCAAGGCCGTTGAGGCTCGGGTGCGCTGCGATCTACAAAGCGACAAGACGCTGCCCTATGCGCTCAAGACAGACAAGGACGGCAACGTGGTCGAGCGCGGCTATACCCCGACGCTTGGGGACCTTGCAGCGATGTGGTTGGACTATGGCATCACTCGCAAGGTCTGCAAGCGAAACACAATGACCTTTGGCTATAGCTCCAATGCCAACGGTATGTACGACCAGCTCATGGAAGATTTCATGGTCCCTCTGGAGCGATCCGTTGCTTACGGTGAGTTATCTAAGCACCCGTTCGGGGACGACCATGTGCAACGGGATGCTGCGAGGTACTTAGCGACCATTAACTATGAGACAATCAGAGAGACGCTGTCCTCAGTCTCAGGGGCTATGGACTACATCCGCGCACTGTCGGAGGCCCTGAGCAAAGAGAACAAGGTTATGCGCTCGACATCGCCGTCTGGGTTTCCCGTGTTTCAAAGGTACCAAAAGACCAAGCGTATGAGGGTCAGGGTTTTCTTGTGGGACAGGGAAGCCAAGATCAACAAGCGCTCGCAGATCACGATGGTGCAGGACGTCGTCAACCAGATCGACAGCAGGAAGGCATCAAATTCTGCCAGTCCTAACATCATTCACAGTTGGGATGCTGGGCACATGGCGCTTACGATCTGCGCTATGCTGGACGAGGGCATCGAGGACTTCTTTATGATCCATGATAGCTTTGCCACACAGGCGGCTGACACAGACACGATGTATCACGTCGTGAGACAGGTGTTCGTCGATATCTACTCAGGTGACTGCGTCTTTGCTAAACTTGAGGCCGAGGTCCGCGAACAACTCAGCAATCCCGACGCAGCCTTAGCGGCACTGCCTGCCAAAGGAGACTTAGACATACAGGGAGTCCTCGATAGTCGCTACTGCTTTAGTTGAGCAGAGCACAACCATGAATTGTGGGTACAGCTACAGACAACAAAGTCTGCGAAAGGAACCCACGATCATGGCTACTAAGATAAACTTCCGTACAAACGAGGGTCGCGCTCGTTACCCTCGTTTGACGCAAGCTGACGACCTAGACGATAAGTTTAAAACTGGGCTAATCATGAGCCACGACGAAGCGGAGCCACTTATGGCTATGTGCGTCAAAGCTGGCGAAGAAGCCTTCGGTCCAAAGAACTCCGACAAACTTAAGATGCCTTTTAAGGTGGACGAAGAGACTGGCGACGTAATCTTCACCATGAAGACTAAGTATGAGCCCAAGTTCGTCGATGCAAAGACCACTCCGATACACTTTGCTGATGCTCCTCAAATCTATAGTGGCTCAAGGCTCAAGTGTGTCGGTACTATTGGTGAGTGGGAGATGTCGAAGATCAATCGAGGCATCAACTTGAACCTAAACAAAGTTCAAATCATCGAGCTAAGTGATGGTCAATATGATGATGAGGATGATGGACTTGACGAGGTCGAGGGTGGCTTTGTCGCTTCGAAGCCTCGTAGCAAGCCGTCGCCAACCAACGAAGACCTAGACGGTGATGACGTCCCATATGACGATGACCTTTCGGACTTCTAAGCAAGGCTCAGGCAAGCGAAGAAAGCCTAGCAATGGCATTAAGCATGGTTATCGCAGTGGTCTAGAGGCAAAAGTCGCCGACCAGATAACCCAAGCTGGATTGCCGGTTTTGTTTGAGACTGACAAGGTCTCTTACGTCGTCCCACAAAGGAGTGCCAAGTACACTCCAGACTTCAAGCTGCTGAAGAAAGACGGCGGCTTTATCTACATCGAGACTAAAGGCATTTGGACGGTCCAAGATCGACAGAAACATCTTCTGATCAAGGATCAATCGCCTGATCTCGACATACGCTTTGTGTTCAGTAACGAGAGGGCAAAGCTATACAAGGGTTCACCGACTACATACTCGGCCTACTGCGAGAAGCATGGGTGGAAGTATGCACATCGATGGATACCTGACGACTGGCTGGCCGAGTGTCAAATGCCAGAATAAGCGAGAGCAAGGGGCTGCTGGGAAACTGGTGGCCCCTTTTACTTTGTGTGGTTGGGAGACCGAGCTATGACTATTGAGCAGTTAGAGAGCACCAGCGAGTTTGTCGCCCACGTACCCTGCGAGGCGTGTGGTTCTCGCGACAACGCTGGTATCTACACCGATGGTCACACGTACTGCTTTGGCTGTGCCGAGCACGTCCAAGGAGACGCTGACAGTGGGTCTGTGGTGGCATCTCAGACCAAAGCTTTACTACCCCTGATCGAAGGCGAGTACAGGCCTCTCAGGGCCCGAGGATTAACCGAGGAAACGTGTCGCAAGTTTGGCTATCAGGTCGGCCTAAACAACCAAGGCAAGACGGTGCAAATCGCAACTTACCGAGATAGCGCAGGTCGCCCAGTCGCTCAGAAACTGCGTACCAAGGACAAGCAGTTTTCGGTTGTAGGCGCCGGCAAAGCAATGACCTTGTTTGGCAGTCACCTGTGGTCGAAGGGAAAGAAGATCGTGGTCTGCGAAGGTGAGATCGACGCCATGACCGTGTCGCAAATCCAAGGTCACAAGTGGGCCACGGTATCAATACCCAGCGGCTCACAGTCGGCGAAGAAATCACTCATGAAGGCGCTCGACTACCTAAGCAATTTCGATGAGATTGTGCTGATGTTTGACGCTGACGAGGCTGGGCAATCAGCGGCCCTCGACTGTGCAGAAGCTCTGCCTATTGGCAGCACCAAGATTGCCACGATGCCCGAAGGGTTCAAAGACCCAAACGAGTGTATGCTTGGCGGCAAAAGCGCTGAGATCATCAACGCCATCCACCAAGCAAATGACTTCCGTCCTGATGGCATTGTAAGCGCTAGTGATCTGCGAGATATCGTCGGGCAGGCAGATGCCAAGGCCGAGATCGAGTACCCATACACTAAGCTCAACGAAGTGCTCATGGGCATCCGCACGTCGTCATTGATTACGATAGCGGCGGGGAGCGGTGTCGGCAAAAGCACGCTAGTCCGAGAGTTCGCCTACGCGATCCACATGTCAGGCAAAGCTGGCCCAGTGGGCATGATGATGCTTGAGGAAACGACGAAGCGCAGCCTGCAAGGCCTCGTCGGGCTTCACATGAACAAGAACATCACCGTGGACCCAGACGCTGCGACCCGCGAAGAGATCGAGGCCAGCTTCGATGACTTGGTGAGCGAGAGACAGCTTTACTTCTTCGACCACTTCGGTGGCTCTGACCTTCAGGTGATCAGCAACCGCATAAGATATATGAACAAGGGGCTGGGCTGCAAGGTGATCTTCCTCGACCACATCAGCATCCTGATATCGGCAGCTACGGGCGGGGTCACTGACGAGCGCCGGTTGGTCGATCAGGTGATGAACGATCTGAGGGTCCTAGTGCAGGAGCTAGACATTGCCCTGTTCGTTGTGAGCCACCTGAGACGGCCACAGTCCGAGGCAGGCCATGAGGGTGGGGCTAAGGTCCAACTAAGCCAGCTACGTGGCAGTCACGCGATTGCACAGCTTGCTGATGCCTGCATAGGCCTTGAGGTGGACGCCGATGATCCGACGTCTGGCTTGAGGAACTTGGTGGTGCTTAAGAACAGACACACCGGCCAAACGGGAAACGCCGGTACCCTGCGTTATGACAGAGATACCGGCAGATTGAGTGAAGTCGATGAGGCGTTTGATAGCGACGTGCCTTTTTAAAACCCAACTAGCAGAAACTTTTCTTAGGGTTGGGCTTTTGACACTTAGTTAGGAGCGAGGCCACTCGGGCGGTCTGAAGCCGTAATCTGTGAGCCACGATAACACGCGACAGGCCACAGGGTTTGGTGGTCTACCGCCCTCGCCTTCCCCGTCGAACTCCCACTTGCGTACCGTCCGTTCTGACGTGTTTAGGACATGCGCTAACTGACGAACCGTGAGGCCCAGCGACCGCCGAGCCTCCTTGAATTGTGTGGGTGTCATTGGCCTGTCAACCTCAGTGCTTCATCGTCAGCCTCATAAAAGCCGTCTTCAAGTTCTCTGCGAATAAAGCTGACAATGCCTCTAATGTGATCATCACGCCAGCACACAACAGTCGCTTGCGTTGTTGACCAGCACATTTTAGGCGGGGCATCGAAGGTAATATCCCAGCCGCAAAGGCTATCGTGCGAAGCGTCAACCTCGACATTATGTGGGGCGCATATGGCCCGTAGCTTTTCGATGGTCTTGTTCATTGTGCGCTTCTCTTTGCAATGATCTTGACGCCACGAAAGTACCGGCGGCTGTCGTAGGGATGGTTCCAAGATAACTGGTCCGTCAGAAACTCCTTGATCTCATGTTTGGTCGGGAGGCCTTGAACTTCACCATCGTCATCCTCGTCGGCGACGTCGATGGTGATTTGGAAGGTGTACTTGGTCATTGTGCTAATCCTTTCTGGTAAGCTTTGATCAGGGCGTCACGGCCCTTAAGTTCGGCGACAAGAAACTTGATCCGAAGAGCGGCGTGACCCAAGTCTTCGGCGGTCTGCTCGTAGCCGTCAGCTTCAAAGTCGTCGGCCAGAGTGTCGAGGTAATCAGCGTACTCTAGGTCGCTGGTTTGGGAAGTAGGTGTCATTGTGCTGTCTCCAAATCTTTAGCTAAGTAACTCGGTAGGTCTGCATCTGTGTAAACTTGGTTTCCAAACTGACCACCGAAGCTAAAATTAGAATTGACTTTCTTTGCTTTGTTTTGAGCTTTACGCTTTGTTTCTGCCTCTACAATCAGGGCGATGTAGGACGTGTAGCGGGGGTAGTCTCCATATCCAAACTCGGCAGTATTTGCGTTCTCGCGCTTCTCGCCAATAATGTAATAGGTTTTCATAATATGCGGCTCTGCAACTTTCTTTGGCGCTTTAGTTTTAACTGCTGTCCACTCGTTACCTTGGCCCCGCACTTGGTTGCCCCATTCTTTAGCGGCTTGATAGACAGCGCCACGCTGGGTGCCTGCTTGGAATGTTCCACTTAGCTCAGTGGCTAGGTGTGTCACTTTGAAATATGCCATCGTCGTTCTCCATGTGTGGACTTGATTGCCCTATGCACTACACATAGGCCCTCTGGGCCGACATTGCAACCCCCCTACGTAAAATAAATCACATTAATCTTGGGAGATTAGTTACGATGAGCACTTATGCTTCGCGATCCAAGAGGTTTGCCTTCGACCTAGAGAGCAACGGCCTCCTCGACACCATCAACCGCATCCACTGCCTAGTCCTGAGCGACCTAGATACCGGCGTTGTCGAGAGCTTCGATAGCCGCGATCCAATGCGTCTACTCAAAGGCCTAAGCTACCTCCAAGACGCCGAAGAGATCGTCGGTCATAACATCATTGGGTACGACATCCCTGCCATCAAGATCGTGCATCCGACGTGGACGCCGCGAGGCAAAGTCACCGACACGCTGGTGCTCTCGCGCCTGATCCACGCCGACCTTATGGGTGAGGATGCTGTGGCACAACGCGGCAGCGAAGACTTCCCTAAGAGGCTCTGGGGCTCTCACAGCCTCAAAGCGTGGGGAATGCGGATCGGCAATTTCAAAGGTGACTACGACGGTGGCTGGGAGAAGTTCTCGGAAGAGATGCTGTCGTACTGCGTCCAAGACGTCAACGTGACCGTAGAGCTGTATCATAGGCTGATGAGTGCCAATGCCTCGCCGGTCGCGGTGGACTTGGAGCATGAGTTGGCTGAGATCTGCTTTCGCATTGGTAACAACGGTTGGACCTTTGATCTGGGCAAGGCGGCGACTTTATATGCCAAGCTGGCAGGTAAGCGGCAAGAACTGACGAAGTCTTTAGATACGTTGTTCCCACCTTGGGAGGTCGCCGAGACTTTCATACCAGCCCGAAATAACAAGACACGTGGCTACATCAAAGACGAGCCCTTCGAGAAAACAAAGATGGTCGAGTTCAACCCAAGCTCCCGACGCCACATAGAGAAGTGCCTTCGAGACAAATACGACTGGAAGCCCGCCAAGTTCAGTGGCGATGGTCACGCTGTCATAGACGACAAGATCTTGAGTGCCCTGACCGAGTATCCAGAGGCGCAAAAGCTGGCTGAAATGTTCATGTTGCAAAAGCGCATAGGACAACTGGCCGAGGGCAAGCAGGCGTGGATGAAGCGCGTCGATAGCGATGGTCGCATCAGACATTCGATAGTCTCGGGAGGCACAATCTCTGGCCGCGCAAGCCACCGGTCGCCAAACCTTGCACAGGTGCCTGCCGCCCGTCTCCAGTACGGCCAAGAGTGCCGAGAGCTATTCACGGTGCCAGATGGCTGGCGGCTGCTAGGCAGCGATTTATCGGGGCTCGAATTGCGCTGTCTTGCCCACTACATTAACGATCCAGAGTTCACTTCTCACATCCTAGATGGCGACATCCACACGTACAATGCGAAGGCTTTCGGGGTAGATCGCCCAACGGCAAAATCAGTGGTCTACTCATTAATGTACGGTGGAGGCGATGCCCTCGTTGGTGCGCTTGCTGGCGGCAATGCCAAGCTCGGCAAGAAGCTCAAGGCCAACTATGGTCGAGAGGTGCCAGCGTTTGCTACGCTCCAGAAAGGCATCAGCAGGGCGTTCAAGAGACGTGGCTATCTGAAAGGCCTAGACCGGCGAAAGCTCATCATACGCGGTGGATCAGAGCACAAGTGCCTGTCCCAGCTACTCCAGTCAGCGGGGGCCATCCTCTGCAAGAAGTGGGTCGCTCTGATCGACCACGAACTCCGAGACATCAGCGACCAAGCTTACATGGTCGGCTGGATACACGACGAGGTTCAAATCGCATGTAAAACACAGGAGGTCGCTGATCATGTCGGTGATATCACTCGAAGAGTGGCGCAAGAAGCAGGCGCTGCTTTCCAAACAAACATCCCCATCGAATCCGATTTTAGCGTTGGAAGAACTTGGGCTCACACCCACTGAGGTTGATGAGCAAATGGCGCACACAATGGCGATTTACATCGTCCTAGACCGCGCTCACCGGCGCAGTTTCTCAGTAAAATCTAGGTTCGCCAGAGAGGGTGCATTCTACGTCGCGATGACCGCGTCGGAGGCTTGGATAACTACGGCTGCGGATGAGCACCCGAGCAATGAACAATGGGCCAACCACTGGGCAATTACAGAAGCAGGCATAAGAATGAAGAGGCAACTAGATGAAATACTCAGATCAATTACTAAGCCAGAAGATACTGCTGATTGACGCCGACCTTTACCTATACAGGGCCTGCGCTGCCGCCGAGGAGGAGGTAGACTGGGGCGACGATCTCTGGTCGCTACAGACTGATCTCAAAGAGGCCAAGTCGATCTTCCAGAGGACGCTGCAAGACGTCTGCGAAACCCTCGATACCGCCAACTTTATCCTATGCTTCTCGGACCGCGAAAACTTCCGCAAGGAGGTCCTGCATAGCTACAAAGGCGGTCGCAAGAAAGTGCGCAAGCCCACAGGTTACAAGGCAGCGGTCAAGTGGGCTCAAGACACCTACATGTGGCACTCAGAGCCGTTCCTCGAGGCCGATGACATCATGGGCATCCTTGCGACTGCGCCCGACAGTATGGGCATCATTGTTTCCGACGACAAAGACATGCTGACCCTGCCTGCCAAGCTTTATCGCCCCGTCTCAGGAGAGCACCACGACATCTCAGTCGCCGATGCTGATCGGGCGTTTCTTACGCAATCTCTGACTGGTGATTCGACCGATGGGTACATGGGATGCCCCCGCATTGGAGCAGTCACAGCCGCAAAAGTGCTGGGTCCTCACCCGACGTGGGATGCCGTGGTTGCCGCATATCTCAAAGCGGGGCTGACAGCCGCCGACGCCCTCCAGCAGGCGAGGTGTGCCCGCATTCTTCGTTACGACGACTGGGACCAAACGACATCAACAATCAAACTATGGGAGCCACCGAGCCATGACACTTGATCCATTATACATGCGCCAAAAACACAACAAACACTTCGGCGAGGGCGAGGCCCACCCGCTCAAGGGTGTCGTGCTGACGGGCTATTGGAAACACCTGTTTAGCTATCGCAATGTGAAGTCTAAGCAGGCCCCGATGACACGCGCCGAAGAGACCGTCTTTGGTCAACTCATCGCAGCCCATGAAGCGGAGATTTACCGCCCTGAGCCTGAGCCACGGCACACGTTGACCGCAGTGACCAGAGAGGCCCGCCTGCCCGTCCACAAGGCCGCTCTGAGGACCTACGAGCACATGCTGCTCATGGATCATCTGGGCGACACCGTGCAGAACGTCGCCACCAGCCAGCTTTGCGTCAAACGTCACGTCGAACACATCTTCGACATCCTTAAAATGCGCGACTTCATTGAGCCTGCGATCACCGAGGGCATGTGGCGGCTCACGTCTAGAGGAAGGGCCAACTGCGGCCACGTCATTGATGCCAAGGAGCGCGAAAGGGACGAGAGATACTTGCGTAACAAGCACGGGCTGGGACCGAAGAGATGAGCAGTCATAGCAGCGGGGGAAGACACCCTGATCCAAGCCGCTTTGATCGAGAGCATTGGACCGTTGGTCACGTCACCTTTGAGATCGTGGCCCCTCACCCGAAGCAGCTTTGCTCAACCTTTGCATTGATTGCGGGTGAGGCTCCAGAGGGCACTAAGCGCAAGCCACTATTCACTGGTGTAATCCACAAAGGCATGGGCACTCAGATGCGTCGGTTGGCTCACCGCTTTGACGAATTAGAAGCGGAGATAATCAAAGATGAGCATCATTAAATCACCGGATCACTATGCAAAGTGGGCCATCGAACCCATCGTTTTCATCATGGGTAACCAAATGAGTTTCTGGAGAGGCAACGTCATTAAGTACGTCGTCCGCGCCGGTTCGAAACATTACGTCGGCATGACCCAAGAAGAGTCCGAAATCACAGACCTACACAAGGCCCGTCGGTATATCGACATGCGTCTTAATCAGCTAGAAGGCAAAGCAATCAATGGCTAATAACAACGATAACTACCTACCTACCGAGTTCCAGCGGTTTATCCACACTAGCCGCTATGCCAAGTTCATTGATGGCAAGCGTGAGACTTGGTCGCAGACCGTCGCTCGATACATAGACAACGTGGTTTATACCGAGCTTGGGGGTGACCCAGAACAGAACGCAATCATCGAAGAGCTTGAGCAGGCGATCTTGAGCTGTGAGATCATGCCATCTATGCGGGCTCTTATGACTGCGGGGCCTGCGCTTGATCGAAGCAACATTGCAGGATTCAATTGCTCATATACGCCTATCGACCACCCGCAGACGTTCAGCGAAGTGCTCTATATACTACTGAATGGCACAGGGGTTGGCTTTAGCTGTGAGCAGAAGTATGTCGATAGCCTGCCACAGGTGCCGCCGTTCATCATTGATGGTAGTGAGCTTATCATTGTCGAAGACAGCAAAGAGGGTTGGGCCCACGCATATCAAGACCTCATCAATCTACTGTGGATGGGACGTCAGCCTGACTGGGACCTTTCACGGGTACGCCCAGCCGGTGCCCCGTTGCGGACATTTGGTGGTCGTGCGTCGGGACCTGAGCCACTGGAGAAACTCTTCGACCACACAGTCAAGATATTCAAAGGCGCAGAAGGTCGCAAACTGACGCCTGTCGAAGTCCATTCGCTGATCTGCATGGTGGGCCAAGTGGTCGTCGTTGGTGGTGTGCGCCGGTCAGCTCTGATCAGCCTGAGCGACTTGGGCGACGAAGAAATGAGGGTGGCTAAGAGCGGCGAGTGGTGGAAGGACAACCAACACTTTGCTCTGGCGAATAACTCAGTGGCCTATGAGCACACGCCTACGAGCACTGAGTTTATGGAAGAGTGGCTCAGTTTAGCTAAGTCAGGGAGCGGTGAGCGTGGCATCTTCAATCGCGAAGCAGCGCAAAGACATGCAGAGATGATAGGTCGCGACCACCGCAACGAGTTCGGCACAAATCCATGCTCGGAGATCGTGCTACGTGGGCAGGCCATTGACCCTGAGACAGGCAAAGGCATCCCAGCCACCGGCGGTCAGTTCTGCAACCTCACTGAGGTCGTTGTGAGAGCCACCGACACACCGGCTGACTTGGAACGAAAGATCAGGCTGGCAACGATCTTGGGTACCGTGCAGGCCACGCTGACGTCGTTTCCTTACTTGCGCCCAATATGGAAGGAGAACACCGAGAAAGAGGCTTTGCTCGGGGTATCGCTGACTGGCATCATGGACAACCCGTACACCAATGGCATGAACGGCTACGGTCTCGGTGCCTTGCTTCGACACCTCCGCAACGTGGCTATCACGACCAACCATCTGTGGGCCACAAAGATGGGCATTAACACGGCGGCGGCTGTCACCTGTGTCAAACCAAGTGGGACTGTGAGCAGCCTTGTTGACAGTGCCTCTGGAATACACGCAAGGCACTCGCCATACTATGTGAGGACCGTGAGAGGCGACAACAAAGACCCAGTCACTCAGTTCATGAAGGCGTCAGGCTTTCCCAACGCTGCCTGTGTATACAATGGTAGTACCACGACGGTGTTCTCGTTCCCGATGAAAGCACCCGACAAAGCACTCACACGCCACGACATGACGGCCATTGAACAGCTAGAGATGTGGCTTGAGTATCAAACGAACTTCTGTTGTCACAAGCCCTCGATCACAGTGAGCGTGAGAGATCATGAGTGGCCCGAGGTTGGGTCGTGGGTATGGAAGCACTTCGATCTCATGTCAGGCGTCAGCTTCCTCCCTCATTCCGACCACACCTATGAGCAGGCACCGTACCAAGATATCACTCCAGCGCAGTACGAGCGCCTGCTTGAGCATATGCCAAAGGGCGTGGACTGGTCCCGCTTGGCTGACTTTGAGAGGGGCATCGACAACACCACTGCCAGCCAAGAACTCGCGTGTACTGGAGGTGTCTGTGATGTCGTTGATATATCCTCAGCGGCTTAATCATAGCGACACGGTGCCCTGTCCCTCGTCGCAATGTGATCGGGGATACGAGGAGGGCGCACCTGTCTTCGACAGCTCGGGTGAGCCCAACGCAACGTACATCGTCTGTCCCACATGTCGTGGGATGGGCATCATAACGCGGACAGAGCTGCGCGAGTACATCATGGAGAGGCTTGGATAACGATGAATATCAAGAGAACATCGCCGGTGTCGGGGATCACACGCAACCTCGACATCGATGTGACGAAAGAACAACTTGTGCGCTGGGAGGCTGGCGCACTTATCCAAGATGTCATGGTTCACTTGAGCGCGGCTGATCGTGAGTACCTTGTGTCGGGGATTACTGACGACGAGTGGCAACGCATGTTTACTGAGGATAAGCGAGGCATCGAGGCTGACTAATGAGCAAGCTGCTGAGTGCCTAATGAACAAATGACTGGCTAATGAGGAGGGTGAGGTGCGAGGGAAGGCTGGTCATCCACTAGGTGGACCGAAGACTCCGCTGAAGAGTAGACCTAGCCAACCCTCGACTATCCTTAGCTCTGTTCAGAGCCGCCGACATGCCTAAGATAATACCTCCGATGCCTAATTTCAAGGCACTTTGTGTCGCAGATATATAGCGCAACCTAGAGTATAACATAGCACAACTCTGAATTGTGGGTACAGCTATAGATAAAGAGAAGACAGGGGTGGCGTCGCACCACATATGTTACCCTCGATAAGAGACAATAGATCGACAGACCTTGCTATGTTTGACTGGCTGATGAGGCTGATCAGACGTAGACTTGTGTGCTTAGACTTAGCTTCGGTGAGTACAACGATCTCCCACGTTGTAGTTGCTTTGATGGCTTGAGCACACGGTCTGTCGTTCTATTGTGTCTAAGTCTGGCGTCAGTACATCTTCTGCGAACAGCTAGAGATAAAGACAGAGATGACGCAGTGACTAGAGATGACGTGAGATGACGTGAGTTTACGTGAGATGACGTGAGTTGCTCGGACATCTTGGGCATCTGAGAAATCGAAGCAGGTAGTTGCTTCCGCTGGTATGATTGTTTGTCGATATAAACCAATGCGTTAGCATAGTATGAGGGACGCCGTGTCCCAATCCGTTCACTAAAGTTGACCACTTGGTCAGATAAGTTTTCCACTATGTGGAACTAATGTTCCTACCAGTGAACATAGCCTCATAACCGCGAGGGATATATTATCCCCCTCATCACATATGTAACAATATCAATGACTTAGATCAATGACCTCGCATCGCGGGTCCCCTTTGCCCGCATTTGACCCCCCGTACCCCTGTAATCAATGTCGACTTCAAAAACAGGGGTAAAGGGATCGTTGTTGTTGTTGTTGTTAGACCTCTTCGATCAGGGGTCCCCCACGAAAACATAAGCATCTCTGCCCCCTCGCCCTCGACCTCCAAGAAATGGAGCCACCTATGGCCCTCGAATCCGCGACATACATAAGCGACCTCAACGCAGCGAACCCCGCAGCCACGGACGGCCTCGCCCAAGCCGACGATCACTTTCGCATAATCAAGGGCGCAGTGAAGGCCACGTTCCCCAACGTCACAGGCGCTATCTCAGCCACCCACGGGGCCCTCGACGCCGCCGCCACGTTTGCCGGTGCCATCACCGCCTCAGTCGCTTCGATCAACAACCTGTCCAACATAACTGCGACAGCCGACCAGCTTAATTCCACGTCCCTCATTGGCACCCTGCCTGTCGTTGGCACCCTCGCCCAAGGCAGCGTTGTCGTTGGTAACTCTAGCTCTGTCGCCACTGCAGTCACCCTCGGCACCAGCGGAACTGTGCTCACCTCGGATGGCACCGACGCTGCGTGGACAGCGCTCCCCGCCGTATCCAACTTCGAAGCTGGCATGGTTCAGATGTTCGCCAACACCACCGTACCCACGGGGTGGCTTGAGTGCGACGGTGCAGCAGTATCTCGGACGACCTATGCCACCCTCTTTGCAGCCATTGGTACGGCCTATGGTGTCGGTAATGGCTCAAGCACGTTCACTTTGCCTGACATGCGCGGAGAGTTCCCAAGAGGCTGGGATAACTCCCGAGGTGTCGATAGTGGTCGTGGTATTGGTACCAGCCAAGGTGATCAGATGGAGGCGCACAACCACGCGCTACTAGGAAACTCTGGCGGTGCGATTCAGGTTCTATTTGGTGAATCAAATGTTATCGCAGGCATCCAGAACCTTGGTGGCACCTTCTCTAATCCAACAGCAACAATCCAAAATACTGGTGGCACAAGCAACAGCAGCGAGAATCGCCCAAGAAACGTCGCTCTCATGTTCTGCATCAAGGTGTAACCTAGTCATGCCTAATCTCCCTATACGTGGCCTCGGTGTCACAGGGGTAGTCACTGACGTCGAGCCATTTAACCTGCCCATCAACGCCTTCGACAGGGCCCTCAACGTTCGCTTTGCAGACGGCGCAATCTCCCGTTCCCCCGTATTCCGCACATTGTTGTCGAGCGTATCCTTTGTGCCCGTGCTGGCCCACGGTATCTTCAGCTCCACCGGCTACGACAGTGTCCTCCTTGTCTCAGATCAGTTTAAGCTGCATGAGTATGCCAACGGCGCTCTGACAGACCGCTCTGGTGCTATAGGTGCCCTGAGTGCATCTGCCGAGGCCCCCGTCACAGCCACTGTGTTGTCGGATGTAACCTACGTGAACCGCGAGGACCGCGTCCCCGTCTTTCGCGGCCCCAACGGCACTGACTTCGCTGACCTAACCTTTTGGCCGAACAGCTACCGAGCCAAGGCACTGCGTACTTACGGCGATTTCTTGGTCGCTCTGAACACCACCGAGAGTGGCACCAGCTTTCCCAACCGCGTCCGCTTTAGCGACCTAGCTCTGCCTAACTCAATCCCGACCTCGTGGGACGAGAGCGACCCTACCAAGAGCGCAGGGACCAACGACATTATACAAATGGAGACGCCAATCGTTGATGGCCTGTCGCTGGGGACCAACTTCATCATCTACAGCAACGACCAAGTCTGGCTTATGGAGTTTGTTGGCGGGGCGTTCATCCATAACTTTCGCAAGATCTTCAGTAGCTGCGGCATCATTAGCCAGAACTGCGTAGTCGAAGTCCAAGGCAAGCATTTCGTGTTCGACACCGACGATATCTGGAGCCACGACGGCACCACCCGCGAGAGCCTCGTCGATGATCGCATAAGGGCCTACATCTTTGACGCCCTAGACAACTCAGCCACGCATCATTGCTTTACGTATCATAATCACCCGCTGTCCGAGATATACTTCTGCTATCCAAGCTCCGACGATATGACCACTGATCGCCCAGCCTTTGCACCGGTCGGTGCCAACAGGGCCGCTGTGTATAACTATAGATACAATACGTGGTCGTTCATGGATCTCCCCCACGTAGTCTCAGCGACCACAGCTAACATAAACAGCGTTAGAACTTATGATACAACTTCCCTCGTCTACGACACAGCAGGCGGCACCTACGCATCTCAGGACGCTGGCTTTGATCGCCACGCCATCATGGCCTCCATTGCCAACAACACAGAGGGCGTCAACGCTACAGGCAGGGCCATCACTGTGCCCAAGTTGTATGGCGTTGATCTCAGCGACAACGGCTCACTAAGTCAGCCCCTCGATCCCGTTGCCACTGGGCAGCCGTTTGTCGAGCGTACAGGCATTGACTTGGATGAGGTCGAGATACCTCTCAGCGGCTACAAAGTCATCACAAAGATCACGCCACAGGTCGTCACAGCCAACACTGACAAGACTTTCGACTTCACATTTGGCTCTGCTCCACTTGCCCCTGACGTCCCAAACTATGGGCCCCTTCAGACGCTCGATACTAGCGTAGATTACAAGCTCGATACGCGACAGGGCGGCAGATACCTGAGCTACAAGATGACCGTCGCCGACGGTGACAACAAGGACTTCGCCCTGAGCGGCTTTGATCTTGATGTTGTTGTGACTGGCCGTCGCTAGAAACATACATACATACATACTAAAGGACTAAACAAATGTCAGCTATGTCAGACTACCTCGAAAATGAAATCTTGGATTTAATACTGGGAACCGGAGACTTCGCCCTTCCATCAGCCCGCCAGACCGGCGGAGTATACCTTGGCCTGTCTATCGCCAGCATGGGCGACGACGCCAGTGGCACAGAGCTTTCGGGCAATGGATACACCCGCGTTTTGGTGACCTTCGATGCTGCCAGCGGTGGCACTACGGACAACACTAGTGTCGTAGATTTCCCCACCTGCACAGGATCTAACTGGGGCGCAGTGGAATATTGGTCCCTTTGGGATGCAGCCACAGGTGGTAATATGCTCCTGCACGGTGCCTTCACCAGTGCAAAGACCATTGAGGTCAATGATGTACTCAGGGTTGCAGCAGGCGACCTCGACATTACAGCAGCGTGAGTTAATTACTTGAGCGCCATGAGCGATGTGCTGGAGCTGAAGTTCCTCGATCACATGCTCGGGGTGTCCTCGTACACAGCTCCCACCTCAGTATATCTTGGCCTGTCTACCGTAAATGGGGGCTTTGGCGAGGCAGGCACAGGGGCTGAGTCCTCTTTGGCTCGTCAGGCAATCACGTTCAGCGCCCCCAGCTTCTCGTCGATTGTTAACTCAGCCACCGTCGAGTTCCCAAGGCTGACAGGGTCTGCAGAAACTGTGTATGGCTGGGGCATCTGGGACGCGCAGAGCGGCGGCAACCTGCTTTACTATGGCAGCTTCCAGTCCTCGACCGGCTTGAGCACCGGCGATGCCTTTGCCGTCCCACAAAGCAGTGTTAACATCAGTGTCTCGGGCGTCCTACAGCCCTACGCCTTCAAAGCTTGGCAAAATCACTGCCTTCGCAACACAGCTTGGACAATGCCTACATCTCTGTATCTTGCGCTCGACCGGACGGGTGCCACAATTGGTCCTGCCTCGGCCTCGTTTTCAGTTCTAGGCGGTGGCACCTTCGATGAGCCCCGCTGGCACGATTGGAGCACAGGCACAGTCACGCAAAACAGCACGGGTACCGCTGATCAGCAGAACGCCAAAAGACGGGCAGGAGTGATCAATGGCTCAGGAGAGACCTTCGGGGGATACCAACGCTGTCGTATGGTCTATGACGCCGCCAGCAACGGATCTGCCAGCTTGAACTACTCAGTCACCCGCGACGATGGCTTGTGGGACAACGACCAAGCTCGGGACAGTAACTGGGATAGCACCAACAACCGGCGGCAAAACTGGGGCAAAACAGAGTTACGCAAGTGGACCGACCGCGTCGAGTTTCCAATAGCGGGCAACGACTACCCCACAGTCGGCGCAGCATCCACGCCGCCTTATGGCAGCGGAGTCAGCTACAGCGCTTTGCACTCTTGGGCCGCTCTAGTGTGGTCTGGGGCTACGTCTAGCGTCGTCACATCCTCGTATACCCCGACCTCTGGAAAACACTTCGGAACAATCACAGGCTGGGGCATCTTCGACTCGGAGACCCCACAGACCGGTAATCTGCTGATGCGTGGCACCTTCGCCAGTAACATTGCCGCCACCGCCGCGAAAGACGTCGTCCGCATCCCCGCTTCGTCGTTCACAACGACAGCGGCATAGGAATAAAACATGGTAAAGCTACTAGATCGCGTTAAGCAGGCCGTCTCAGGCACAGCGTCAAGCACGACTTTGGGCGCGGCGGCTGAAGGCTTCCGCACCTTCAACACCGCAGGCGCTGCAACGAATGACGTCTGTCGTTATGCCATAGAAGATGACAGTGGCGCTTTTGAAATTGGCACTATCGTCATCAACTCTGCGACAACTGGCACTCGCACTGTCCAGATATCCAGCAATTCAAACGCCGAACTGACTTTGACCGGCAATGCCGTTATCTTCGCCACCCTGTCGGCGGCGGATTTCGAAGCTAATCCAGCGCCAATTTGGACAACCACCCCGCCATCGTCTGTGACTTTGGCAACTGACGGGTCAACTGCTGTAACTCTCGCGGGAGTTGCTATCGACGAAGGGGGTTATCCAATACGATACTCATGGGACGGATTTGCTGGTGCAAGCGTATACTCTCCGTCATCCTTGCCCAGTCAATTGGCATCTGCCCCCACATTCGTCGGCGGCACGGCTTCCCTGATCGGGTCCAGCACGTCAAGCAATGCAGGCACTTTTAATTTTCGACTACGCGCATCTGACGGCGTAAATACTGCTGTCACGACCACAGCGGTTACGCTTGAGTTTCCTGTGACTATTGATAATGTTACGTATGACAATGTTTCTTATAGTTTAAGCTCACAACAAAGTGGGCCTCGCTCAATTGCTTTCTCTCCAGACGGAACGAAGATGTTTTGTGTGGGAGATTCTGGCGATAGGATTGATCAATTTTCGCTTTCGACGGCTCACAGCCTAGCCCCCGCCTCTGTTGCCTATGACAACGTATCTTTCACCACTTCCAGCCAAGAGGGCAGCCCACAAGGTTTAACTTTTTCTCCAGATGGAAATAAGCTTTTTATCGTCGGATTATCCACTGACAGGATTCACCAATATAGTTTGACCAATCCATTTTCTCTTGCAAGCGGAAACGTAAGCTATGACAACGTAAGTCTAGCCACAACTGGCGAGTCAAACCCGCGAAGTGTATTCTTTTCAACCGATGGGATGCGGGTTTTCATTGTCGGAAATAGCTCTGATAAGGTTCACGAATATGATCTTGCAGCCGCGTTTGATTTAACGAACACGACAAACAACACAGTCAATTTCAGCGTCTCTTCGCAAGAAAATTACCCACACACAGTTGCTTTCAACCATACTGGTAAGAAAATGTTCGTCTGTGGGTCAACCAGCGACAAGGTACACCAATATAGTTTGACCAATCCATTTTCTCTTGCAAGCGGAAACGTAAGCTATGACAACGTATCTTTCACCACTGGGCTGTCTTATCCGTGTTCTGTCCGTTTTTCCGGAGACTATGCGAAAATGTACATTCTAAATTATTCTGACGATAAAATTTATCAATACAGTGTTTGATGTCCAACTTTCTAAGCACACAACCTTGAGGATGCCTACATGACTAAATTTGCCAACAGAGCCAAAATGTCAATATCATCCACTGGCACGGGCAATGTCACGCTGAACGCTGCGGTTGCAGGGTACAGAACCTTTGCAGCCGCAGGTATAGTCGATACGGACGTGATCAGGTACATAATCGAAGATGGCACGAGTTGGGAGATCGGAACTGGCCTGATGTCGAGCAGCGCAACTGTAATGGCGCGTACCGTCGAAGAAAGCAGCAATTCGAACGCCGCTTTGGACCTGACGAGCGCAGCTAAAGTTCTGATTGGCATTACCGCACAAGATTTCGAGGCCAACCCAGCGCCACGCTGGACTACGACGCCAGCAAGCACGCTTAACCTTGCAACCGATGGCTCAACTGCCGTCACTCTGACAGGCGTTGCCGTAGACGAGAATTTCCCTGTTCGGTATAGCTGGGATGGCTATAGTGGTTCCACGATTTACGATGCCTCTTCGTTGCCACCACAGCTTGCGTCGGCTCCAGTAATCAACCAAAGTACAGGCGTAACCTCGTTGGTTGGGTCATCGACAGGCAGCAACGCGGGAACTTACTATCACAGATCGCGGGCAACTGATGGCATTAATACTCTGTGGTCTACGACTGCTATTAGTTTAGTGTTCATTGTAGAACTTAATTTTACCACTGCCTTCACAAAAACAGGCGCTAGTAATGGCGATAGATTTGGTTTCTGCACCGCAACAAATGGAACATACGCAGCGGCAGGCGCTCCATCAAAGTCTTCAAATAACGGAGCGGTCTATGTGTACAACGTCAGCAATGGCTCAGGATTAAGTAACTTTAGCCCACTAACTACAACAGCGGCTGACCTGTATTTTGGCGGGGCACTCGCTATGAGCGACACTCTGCTTGCTGTTTCAAGCTTGCCAAACACAACCACTGTAAACAAAGTACGGCTGTACACTTTTGCTAGCAGTACACCAGTATTAACGCTGTCATCAAGCTCAACGTCCACAACCGATACGTGGGGGCAAAGTATTGCCCTCAGTGGTAACTATTTGTTGATTTCCGACATCGCCAATTCCGCGGTCAAAGTTTACGCCGCAAATGATTTTGGCAGCTACAGCCGTGGTGATTTAATACGCACATGGACCCAAGGATCGGCTGGCACAGACACATTCGGTAATGTAGTTCGAGCGCACGGCGATGTCGCGATTATCACCAACCGTGCATACAATCCTTCGTCTGCTGTAAATACTGGGCGAGCACACAGATATTCTCTCGCGTCAGGGAATGAAGTTACGTCTGGCGTATGGCCTATCACTGGCAACGCAGCAAATAGTTTATTTGGCATATCGGCGGCGCTCAACGGCACCTACGCCGCAATTCCTCAACAAAGACTATCTGATGGAACTTCTGACCCCAGTTGTACTATTGTAGACTTATCGACTAATGCAATTACCAACACGATTGATGCCACTTGTAATCAGTTGGCTTTTGCAGGCTCTCGCATTTTACTTTCAGATGGGTTTTTAAACAGTCAGACGGGAAAAGTCGTAGCTTATGATATTGCAACAGGAGCCGCTTACAACCCCACTGGCTGGCCGCTGACCGGCACAGCAGGAGCTGACTATTTTGGTTACAAATTCACCCTTGCCAATTGTAGCGGGGATAACTTCTCGCAAGCAGACGGAGTTGTTCTAATCGGATCGGAGAGATACAGTGGTGGTGCATCTTCGGGCCGAATGTTGATTGTCAAATAAATGCTAGCCTTTTCCCCACTCACCGCTGGACCGCTCGCAGCCCTACCGGCGGCAACGGAGGCCAGCGGCACAGAGAGCGCCTACGTCACAGCGCCTTTGGGCGGGGTTGTTCTCGGCACGGATGGATCGACGTTTGTCGAGGGCTCTGCGTCAGGCGTAATCACAGCCTCCGCTTCGGCTTCATTTGCCGTCACAGCTACAGCGGCCCAGCCAACAGTCATCCAAAGCTCTGTGGGATCAGGGTCTCTCGCAGTAACAGGCACAGGTGTAGCCCGTGGGGTCTTCCACGCCCGCACTGACGCTCCCTCGACCACAGTATTCACTGTCACCGTCGCAAGCGGAACCAATGTCTATGGCAGCGGCAACAAGTACTTTATCAATGGTTCTATCGCCACCCCGCTGACCTTGTACGAAGGTAACACCTACCGCTTTGACCAGTCAGCCTCTTCTAATTCTGGGCATCCACTCAGGTTCTCTGCCACGGCTAACGGTACTCACGGAGGCGGCTCCGAGTATACAACCGGCGTTACCACAGCAGGCACAGCCGGTAACTCGGGAGCGTACACAGAGATCACCGTCCCTGATGGTGGTCCGCCCCTGCATTTCTATTGTGCCTACCATGGCAACATGGGTAACTCTGCCGACACGCCAACTACGATAACCGCAGCCATCACAGGCACGGGCGTTTCTGGCCGCATAGCCGCCTCTGACACTGCCTCTGGGACCTTCGCAGTCACAGGTACGGCAGTTGCCACCTCAATCGAGGTTGTTCTCCTCACAAACGTCGATATCACTGCCACAGGAGCCGCTGAAGCAATACGAGTGCGCGGCCTCGACAGCACTACCGGCAACGATCTTGCGATTACCGACGATGTACGTGCAAGCGCAGTATTTGGAGCTGTAGGCTCAGGCGACGTTGCTTCTACAGGTACCGGCGCAGCTTCTCGCATCCTCGGCATGGTTGGCTCTGGAACAGCAGCCATTACCGGCACTGCTCTTGTCCTGCCAGACCCTACGAACTACGGCAGCAAGAGCGTTGTTACCTCGACCACGAGTGCGGGTACTACGTTTACAGGCACCGCGACCACTCCAGTCCGTATTCAATACGCTGTGGGCACCGGCGACCTAGTCGTCACAGGTACTGGGACGCCGACCGCAGTATTCTCCGCGCAAGCCTCTGGCACAGCCGCCATCACTGGCACTGCGCTCCACAACGCAGGGCAGAAGTATGTGCTGGGCTCTGGCGCAGTCAGCGTTGTCGGCAGCACCCCTCAGATACTCATAAGCGTCAGTGCGGTACCCGCCACCACGACAATCACAGCCTCGGCCACCGCTGCTCCTTACATCCGTCTTCGTCAACTTGATGGCACTGCCGCCGATCCCGTCGTCACAGGCACCTGCGGCGAGGCCCTCCGCTTTCGCTTAGTTTATGGCGCGGGTGACGTCGCATCTACGGGCACGGGTATCACAAGTGCCATCCTCAGTGCTCAAGGTACCGGCGACACCGCTGCCACCTCTACAGCTACCGCAATCAAGATCCGCATTATGTCGCCATCCAGCGGCAGCATCGCCGTCACTGAAGCCTCAGAGGCGCTGCGTGTTCGGGGCTACATTGGATCAGCGACTGGCGCTGCTACTGCCACCGCTGTTGGCATCGTGCTCACGCTCAAGTTTATGCAGGCTGCGTCCGACGTTGCTGTGACTGAGGTTTCCAATGTTCAGCGTGTACTGCCCAAGGTTGGCGCAGCGGCTATTGCGGCCACGGCATCCAGCGACAATCGTGCAATCTTCTCACCCGCTGTCGATGGTAGGATCACCTGTGGATCTTTCGCTCAGATATTCCGCTCACAGACCTCAGAGCGTACAGATGCAATTGTGCAAAGATACAGCCGTCGAGTGCTTCCGACAGGTGAACTTAGAGACACACTAGGCAACGAGTTCCAAAACATTGAAAGAACACTTTCATCAGTTACTGAAGCGACAATCTTACTTACCGATGTCGAGCCAGAAACCAAGCGCCGTGGCATGGTTCGCTATGCCGTTACGCCTTGGATACCCGTGGCGGGTCACAGCGGCCTTGTCGTTTACGACGGCAATACGTGGTCTGCAGTCTGACTAGGTCACCTGTGATCTCCCGCACGGGCGTATACACTGTGACATTGGAACAAGCGCATAGGCTTACCTTCATTCACTGCGATATTCACACGCGTTGGTCTGCATCGATCAAGCGCAGGCTTCAAGCTGACTTCAGCCGTCTACTACAGCTATCAGACGATCAAACATACTACACCTTGAGTGCTACCGACGATCACAAGCACCACAAGTTTCTGAGCCTTTTCGGGTTCACATATGCGGGCACAGTCCCCGCCGAAGGTGGCCTCAATCGCCACTTATTCAAACTACGGAGTACATACACAAATGGGCATTGATCCAGTTACCGCGCAACTTGGCGCAGCCGCCATTGGCGGGGCCGCAGGCATCTATGGTGCGAAGAAAGGTGCAGACGCTCAGGATCGTGCCACCGCAGCATCGATGGCAGGCTTCAATCAATACAAGCCCTACGTTGATGCCAACTTAGAAGGAGGGCAAACTGCCCTCGACGGCGTGCTAGCCGCAGGTAACTATGGCGGTCCTACCTACGCTGGTCCCAACGGTTTTCAGACCAACACCGCGACGGCTATGGGTGGCGCTGGTGGCGCTATGATTAACCGTGGCGCAGGTATGATGGACCGCTACGCAGGCTTTGGCGACAACAGCCAAGGCATCTATGGTCAATACAACGCAATGGCTAACGACGCCCGAAACACAGACCGCCTTGCAGTCGCCCAGCAGTATGCTCTCGATAACTCGCAGCCGATGATTGACGCCGCCATGCGCGATGATCGTCGCAACCTGCAAGAAAACGTCCTGCCCTCAATAAACCAAGGTGCCAGCGCCTCGGGGAACACAGCGTCGAGCCGTGCCGGTGTCGCAGAAGGCATTGCCAACCGTGGCTACGATGACCGCAGGGCCGACGTAACAGCCGGTATTAATGACGCCTTTACCGCCCGCTCTTTGGGTCAACAGAATACGCAGTTCAACCAACAAGGCTCTGCGTTACAAGGGGCAGGATCAGCCAACAACGCTATCCGCTCCGCATATTCTGAGGGCTTAAATACGATGGGCGAGGGTGCCAACTTCGGGATGAATGCTGGCAATGTTTTACAAGGCTACGACCAAGCTGCAATGGATGACGCCCGCGCCCGCTTCGAGGGCAACAGAGACTTCGCGTTGAACCAGCGCAAAGATTACATGAGCACAATGCTCAACCGTTCGCCTAACAGCCCATCTTCGGTGCAGCCAAACAACTTCGATCCGACAATGTCCGGTATCTCTGGAGCTATGACAGGCTTTGGTTTCGCTAGGGACATGGGGTTTGGTAGTCCACAGACAGGGCACATAAGCGGGCCAATGACTAGTTCCCCCCGTCCTCAGCTACGTCCGTTTTAAGAGGGTAATCAGATGGCTGCATTAAACAATCAACCCTTCATGGGTATGCGTAATTATTCTATGCCACCTGCGTTGGGTGGCTACGACCTAACCCCCGCACAGATACACGCCCGCGAAACAGGGACAGCGGAGGCGATGTTTACGGGTGCAGATGGTCGCTTGTACCCCGCCGGTCATCCAATGCTGACGCAGCAGAACACCTACAATTCTGACAACACTGACAGAACTGGTGGCTACACTCCAGATGCCAGAGCGGCACTGCTTGGCCCCACTGCCAACGACATAAGTGCAAACCGGCGTGGCTCAGTAATGATGAACCAAGACCCCGCCCGCTACTTGCCTGACGGCAGTTCTCTCGATGATGGCATGGGCAATACTTACCGCCTAGATGGGGATGACAAAGACGCTGTCTTCCAAAGTCTAGTTAAGCGTTACCTTGACGAAGGCCTTGGAATGGACGCTGCAATCGCAAAAGCCGAAGAGCGCATGGCGATGGGTCCATTGGAATCAGGAGCCTTAAACGCCAAACAAGCTGGAACAGAAGTTTATCAGTTCATCGACGGTCTACGTGTCGGTGAACACGAAAAAGATGCCAGCCCCGCACTAGTACCCCCACAACAGCTCTTTGGTGACGACAAAAGCTACATTGACCCACCGTCTCAATCTGCCGCCCTCACCGACACTACCGCCCCCGCCACCGGCAACGGCAGCACAGGCCCCGTACTCAGACAGCCTACATCCAACACAGCCAGCAACGGCAACGCAGCCCGTCGCATGACCGGCGGCTACACAGGCAACGCGAGAGGCTCAGGTCTCCCAGATATGCAGATTGGCCTCGGTGAGCGCATGATGCGTATGGGCATGGCAGGTTTGGCCGCAGGGGCACAAGGTCCTCTCGCTCAAATGGGCGCAATGACCGGCGCGTACAACGACGTCAACCAAGCCAACCGCCAAGCCGAGATGGGCACCTTTAAGATCGAGGAAGAGCGCAGGCAGGCACATGCTGCGCGTGTTGCTGCGTTGGCTGCGTCTAAGAACAAGGGCATGGGTGATATTAAAGACTACCAAGGTAAGAACTTTGGGTTCTACAATCGAGGCGTCGATGCCGAGCGTGTACTGGGTAAATTAGAAGAGCAAGGCACTGATTTCTGGAAGACTGTCGGGTCTAAGGTGCCGCTTTTTGGTAATAAGTTTGTCGGGGCAGAATACCGTCAATACGATCAAGCACGTCGCAACTTTGTAAACGCTGTTTTGCGCCGTGAATCTGGTGCTGTCATCAGTGATGCTGAATTTGAGAACGCCAATATCCAGTATTTCCCTGTCTTCGGGGATGGAGAGGCTGAAATTGCCCAGAAACGCGAAAACCGCAGGACCACAATGCTCGGTATTCGTAGCGGGACAGGTTCTGCAATGCAGTTCACGTCTTCTTACCCGAGCAGCGGCACTGTCCAAGTAGGTGGCGCAACAATTACCCCCATCGCTGATTAATAGGACTACCCTACATGGCTAATTTCCAAGTTGAACTGCCCGATGGGCGCAAGTTCAAGGTCGAAGGCGTGGCTGACCCCGAGGCCGCGTATGCAGCCATAGAGCAAATGATGGCACAACAAGGCGGGCAACAGCAGCCCGCAGCCGCCCAACCCCAACAAGATGAACGCAGCTTTCCCCGCGCCATTGCCGACGTCGGTGCATCTTTTGCGGGAGCCATTCCTAAAGCGGCAGGAGCTATGGCGTCTATCGGCTCACAGGTGCCTGTCCTAAACAAAGTTGCCGACCCTATCGCTAAAAGCCTTATGAATGCCGGTGAGTTTGTCGATAAAGCTTTGTTGTCCGACTACCAGCAGAACATGAACACCGACATGGCCGATGCTGTTGCTAAATCAGCGATACAACTTGGCCCAGACGCCACGATCAGCGACCACATTGACAACATGAAGTCTCAAGGTGGCGCAGCGGCTGAGTTCATTATGAAGAACCCAAGCCAAGCCCTCATGCTCACCAGCCAAGCCCTGCCCTACCTCGTTGGCGGCGGTATCATTGGTCGCGGCGTTGCCAAGCTGGCCCCGTCCACCGCTGGCGCAACCGCCGGTGCTATAGGCGAGGGCAGCATAGCCGCAGGCGCTGTGACTGGCGACATCATTGCCCAACTGGAAGCTGAAGGCATCGAAGGATACACCCCTGACCGCCTCGCTGCTTTGCCAGCCGGTGTGCTGACTGCCGTCATTGGCCGCATGGGCGCTAAGGTAAACACAAAGCTAGGTGGCGCGGACGCGGACACTCTAGTTGCCGGTGGTGGCACAGGTGCTGCAACGCGAAGTCTCTCCCCCAAGGGCGCTGCAATCGGCGGTGGCGTAGAAATGGGCGAAGAGTTTCTTCAGTCCGCGCAAGAGCAGGCGTTTACTAACATTGGTACCGGCGACCCCATTAGTGACGAAGTCGGATCGTCTGCCGTCCAAGGTGCCGCTGCAGGCTTCGGTATGGGCAGTGTCATGGGCTCCAACGTGTTTAACCGCGACGGAAGCCCGCGCAATCCAACTGATCTGCAGATTGCCCAACGTGCCGCCGCTGCCGATGTTGCGAGGAGCCTCAGAAAGACAGCAGAAGACAACGAATATAACCTCGGCGACATTGATCCTACCTCTGGCTATGGCGCAAAGCAGGCTTTGGAAGATTACCGGCGCGGGCAAGTCACTGGCATTGTAGAGCTTGTTTCTTTTCTCAAGCCGCAACTGAACCCGAAGCAAGCGCAGTCTCTTGAGCAGCTGTTGCAAGACTACGTGCCCGCTAAATCTGGTATTACAGCAGCCAAGCGCAAGGTTTCAGCCAAGGTCACCACAGACCAGTTCGACGCCGTCAAGCGTCTTGTTGCTGGTACTCCCGAGGGCGACACCCTTCTGCAAGAGCTTCAGAAGTCCAATATTGTCACCGACCTATTCAAAGACGGCATGAAGGGTGGCGTTTCCAAGTTCACCGACCTCTTTAATCCGCTTATGACAGGTGGTCAGTCCTATGACCCTACCCGAGTTGGCAACGTGGTGGTCGGCGGTTTACCTTTGCTGTCCACCGGCGGTCAAAGTCTTATACCGCAGGCCGCTATCGTCCTCGGCGGTCAGGCCATCGACAAAGTTCTGGGTGGCAAGGGTGGCACCCGTCGCAAACTGGTCGAGCGTTTCGTCAAGCTTAACGAAGGCAACGACGGTCTAGGTAGACCCACAGGGCCGTCTTTGATCGCACAGGCACAGCAAGCCGAGCGGCAGGAAGAGCAAGAGGCTGAGAACTCTAGGATACGCAAGCAACAAAACACTGACGCTTTCAACAAGTTTGATGGTACTCAGTTTGATGGATCACCGCTTGGCACATTATACCTTGGAACAGGACTAAACCGAGCGGGCTTGGAAGCACTCCTTGCTCACATCGAGCAGCACTACAGCGACAGGCCTGCGGTGCCTCTGTGGATTGATGAAACGCGGCGGAACCTTGCGGGCGAATATAACGACATTGATGGGATTAATGAGTGGATCGGGGCTTTAAACGGGGTGTTAAGCACAGACGCCCGTCTGGACTCACTTCGCGTAAACGACCCTGACGGCAACGACGCCAGCACACAACGCCGCCTCGCAGGCTTCGGCCCCTCTACGGCCCAGTCATCAGCAGGCACCGCCCAACAACAGCAGCCACAGGGCCGCAGTCCAGCCGAGCAGTCAGGGATCGATGACAACCGCGCTCAGTTAGAGAAACTGCGTCAGGGCCTCAAAGCAAACACAAGCCTGACACCTGCCGAGCGCGGGAGACTGCTGACAGCTTTGGATACGCTTGAGTATAACCTTGGCAGTGACCCCGCAGTGGCGGCTATGGATGTCGTCAGCAAGCTCAAGTCAGACGGCATCAGCGAAAGCCTCATCAATCGACACATCATGCCTTACGTCGAGCGTGTGTTAAGACAGCAAGCCCGCAGTGGTCGTCGTCAGCAGCCCCCGACAAGCACCGGCGGCACTGATCTGGCGTTTGACGAGGACTTCGACGCATCGAAGCCTGCATTGACTGACAACGTCCCAACTGGCGAAGTTAGCGGCACCCCACTAGAGAATAGCCTTGCCCGTTCTTTTGATTTCGCCCGCCGTAAGGTTTACACTAAGGGCCGCGATTTCAAGCTGGACCTGCAAGCCAAATCACTGGCATCGCAGAAGAGCGCAGGCATCGATCTGACACAGGTGAACCCAGAGAACATTGACCGTCTGGCTGACTTTGTTTACGCGGACGCCTTGGAAGCAATCAAAGACAACCAGAACGCCATTGGTTGGTATGATCGCACCGTTACCGAAGCAATAGAGACATTGGGCGAAGTTTACCCCGAAGTGCTTACAAGCCCAAAGAACAAGCTCCAGTTTGTCTGGGCATTGGCTGTGACGTCAAACGGCCTCAAGGTGGACAAGAACTTTGAACTGGCCGCACAGGTCTATGAGACTTTGCAGCGCACAGGTCGCTTCCCAGACAAAGCAGGCATCGGTACCGCTGCCAAGGGTATAAACAGTGGTCTGAAAATGTACCACACGATGCTCGACAAGTTTGGCGGCGACCATGTACAGCTTGCGGACTTTATGAACTCACAAGTTCCTGTTCGTACAATAGAAAAAGAATACAAAGTTGATGTCACCGGCGAAGGCAAGGGCACCCTTGTTCGCGGTGCCTCTATCCTTGGGCCAAAGATCGGCAACGGCTTTTTTAGCAACCTATATGGCAACTTCGACGCTCTCACTATGGACCGCTGGCTTATGCGGACTGTTGGTCGTTGGCGCGGTACTTTGGTTGTACCAAACCCTGCTATGGAAAAGAAGAAACGTGGCGAGATAAAAGACCTGATCAATGGCCTGTCAAATGCCGAGCGTCGGGTGCTTCGCAAGCTTTATTCTAAAGCGCCTGTAACTATAAAACCCAATATGTCTGTCGCGCAGTTGAACGCTTTTGCACAGGCTACAGCCAAGCTGTCTATGGACCCAGCGTGGCGCGAGGTGCTTAACCTTTTAAGCCCTGAGATACGCAAATCGGGCAATGGCCTGTCGGGCTACTTAGACGGGCAACAGGAAGCTCCAAAAGGTGCCGCAGAGCGTGATTTTATCCGTGAGGTATTCACCCGCGCTCTTGGACGCCTACAGGACGAGCCAGCCATACGGCAAAACAGCAATCAACAGCTAACTATGAGTGACCTACAGGCCCTGTTGTGGTATCCTGAAAAGCGCCTATATGATACAGCAAAGCAAACCGAAGGGAATGAGAGCCGTGGATACGAAGACGATGATGCGCCTGATTACGCCAACGCTGCTCGAAAAGTCGTCGAAGCAATTAAGC